CACCTAATGCCATTACATTCTCATTTGTTAAACCAAGTTTTTTACATAATGAATCTAATGATACTCCTTTAGAAATACCCTTATCGTTAATCTCGATAAAGAACGGTTTAGACATAGCAACCTCATACTCATCACCTAATTCAAGCGCGAGTTTATCTTTCACTGAAACAGCTTCATCAGGATGTTTAAGAATTATTACCTTAGCAGCACCTTCTTTAATATCATCTTTCATATTTTCACTAATTACTAACTCAGCATCTACTAAACTAGATTCTATTCGTGCATATTCATTATCACGATTTGTAAGAACTTTTCCACCTTGGTAAGTAAGAATATCACAATCATTCTCCAAAGCAACATCTATTAAAAACTTAATTCTCTCAGGAGATAAAAACTTCTCATAGATCACTTCATTCGTTTTAAGATTAGCAATTCTAGCCCCATTAAATGAAAGCAAGTAGTTATCATAACTATCCAGTTGTAAATCTTCTACTATACTCATCATTCCAAAATCAGGTCTACCTGATGCTAAAATAACTTTAATATCTTGTTTCTTACACTCTTCAATTACTTCTCTATTTTTCTTAGAAATCTCACGATTACTATTTAATAGCGTATCATCAATATCTGTAACAACTAATTTTATCATACAAAAGCTCCTTTTTTTATCACTAGGGGGGTGCAAAACCCTCTTAGGGGGTGCATCATTTAACGATTTGTTCTATCCTTGATTTAATCATATTCTACAAATCTGTTTAGCCCTCGTTTACTCAATATATTATATCAGATAACCTTAATCTCTCATAGTAAAAAAGAAAAAATCATATCAGATTGATATGACTTCTCCGTTTTTTAAATAAATTTCTACTCTTTTTCCTTTATGAATTATCAGCTTATCTACCAAATAATTAAATAGCCTAGTATCATATTCTGTTAGTAACTCGTCTTGTTTTTCTAATGAGTCTATAAATATTTTCAGTTCTCTTACCCTTTTATTTTTGTTCAGTAAATCTAAGTTTTTCTGTTCTAATTCTTTCTCTAATAATTTATATTCTTCTATCAGCCTATTATATTTTCTTGTGTACTCTTCTTGATCTTGTGCTATTTTAGAATTCGTTATTATAAGTTTTTCTACATCAGCTCTGATATTTTCTAATTTTTCTTCAAGTTGAATGATCTCATCATCTAACCTTCTGTCTTCTTTTATCATCTTCATTAGGAGTTTTATATTACCTATAATTTCTTTTCTATTATCAATTACCTTGTTTAGTGCTGATACTATCCATCTTTGAATTTCATCATCTCTTATATGAGGTGTATCACATTTTTCTTCATTCTTATACTTATCTTTACATCTATATATTGTCTCTTTATATTTATCAGTTGAGTGCCATAAGTATCTCACGTATGAACTACCGCAACATCCACACCTAATTTTTCCAAAGTAGTTTTTCTCTGTATACCACTTTTTATTTTCGCTCAGCTGCACTTGAACCGCATCAAATACTTCTTTATCAATTATTGCTTCATGGCTATTTTCTACATAATACTGAGGTAGTTCTCCGTTGTTCCTTTTCTGAGTCTTGTTTAAGAAGTCTGCTACATAGTATTTTTGAAGTAAGGCATCACCTTTATATTTTTCGTTTGTTAAAATACTTCTTACACTGCTATAACTCCATTTTTCTTTTCCTCTTGGTGTCGGTATTTTATTTTCAGTTAGATGTTTAGCTATTTGATTAGGATTTTTACCTGATAAGAACTGTCCAAATATGTATCTTACTATTTGTGCTTGCTCTTTGTCTACTTCAAATTCTCCGTCCTCTTTTGGTTTAAAGCCTAGTACATTATTATATGCAAATGTCACTCTACCTTCAGCAGCTTGTTTTCGTTTAAACCATGTTATATTTTCTGATATTGATCTACTTTCTTCTTGTGCTAAGGAACTCATTATTGTAATAAGTAACTCACCCTTTGAATCAAATGTCCAGATGTTTTCTTTTTCGAAGTATATCTCTACTCCAAAATCTTTTAGTTTTCTTACAGTTGATAGTGAATCCACCGTATTTCTTGCGAACCTACTTACACTTTTTGTTAATATGAGGTCTATCTTACCAGCTAGTGCATCATTTACCATTTCTTGAAATCCTAGACGTTTTTTAGTATTTGTTCCACTTATTCCTTCATCTGAGTACATCTTCACAAACTCCCAATCTTTTCTACTTGATATGTACTCTTCATAATACTTCATTTGAATTTCATAAGAGCTTGTTTGATCTTCATTATCTGTTGATACTCTGGCGTAACCTGCGACCTTCTTCTTTTTTATACTAGGTAGTTTTGACTGATGACTAAGGTGCTTATTGGCTTGTATAGTTGTAATTTTTCTATTCATCTTTTACTCCTTTTTTAGGTTACCTTGTTTTTTTATTTCTTGAACCTTATTGAATATTTCCTGAGAAATAATTGCCTCATGTGCATTTTCTACAATGTACATAGTCTTCTCTCCAATATTTTTTACTGAACGACCTTTTTCTTTTACATTAAATGTCTTTTGTAATATAAGTTTCCCTGTATAAGTTTCTTGGGATAATATTCTATGGATTGCTAATCGTGTGAAGTTATTTCCTCTTCTTGTGCGTTTACCTTCATCATTTAACATTCTTGATATTTCCGTTGGCTTTATTCCTGATAGGTATAACTCATAAATCTTTCTGATAGTGTCGGCTTCTGACTCTTCAATTTTATAAGAATCTCCTATCCATCTATATCCTAATATAGGTTGTGGGCTATGTGGTAATCCTTGTTCAAACTTCTTCTTCACACTCCACCTTACATTACTTCCTATCGCCTTTGATTCTTCTTCTGAAACGGCAGCAAGTAACGTTAGTAATAACTCTCCATCTGTAGTGAGTGTGTCGATATTCTCTTTTTCAAATTGAACCCCTACGTTTAATTTCTTTAGTTCTCGTATTGTATCTAACAACTCAATAGTATTTCTTCCAAATCGTGATATGGACTTTGTAAGAATTATATCAATCTTGTCTTTCCTGCAGTCATCTATTAATCTTAAATACTCCTTTCTATTTTTTGTACTTCTCCCACTTACTGAGTTATCATAATAAACTCCAACATATTCCCAACTTGAGTTATTTTGTATAAGCTTACTGTAATAGCTTATTTGTTCAGATAGTGATTGTAGTAAATCTCGATGTGATACTCTCGCATAAGCTGCGACTTTTTGTTTTTTGTCATCGTTCACATTTAGTGTTTCTAACTTTTTTATAGTTTTCATTATTGTATCCTCCTTTTCGTCATTACTATATATCACTCTAAAGAAACTATTTATCAAGTGATAACTCCATAAATTCAGATATTTTTGGATCATACTTTTCTAACATCTTATGCTTGAATGAATCAAATTCATCTTTTGTGATTAAATTTTTCCTAAACAAATTACTTAATATTTTAATTGTGATTTGGTAGGTTACTTCATTTTTAGTGTTCATAACTACCTCCAAATCTATGTTTGATATAGCATTCATGACTGCAATACTTTCTTTTATCATTGGCATAAGATGTAAATTCTCTTTTACAACATTTACATTGATGTATAGAAAATGCCTTTCTATTCATCTTGTCTTTATTATTCTTCCACCATTTCATTCTACAAGCATCACTACAATATTTCTTTTGTTTTTTCCCATTTAAATGAGTTAACTTTTCTCCGCATACCTTACAAGTATCAAAATCTTCTATATCTAACTTTTCTAAACCCTCTCTTCTACAAATTGACTTAACTGTATTGGCTGATACATTTAAACATACAGCTATTTTCTTATAGCCTAATCCTTTTTCTCTTAATTTTTTTATTTCATCTTTCAGTTCCATACTTCCTCACTCCTATGATCTTTATATTCTCTACATCACAGGTAAAGAAAACTATGAAAAATTTAACCTTTGGAGTGAAATTTAGATAAAAAAATAAACCCACCACAGAAAATTTCTGTGATGAGTTATGATTTTTTATTCTATTTTATTATTTAAACCATTTATGATAAACTGTTTATATATACGTTCAATACATAGTTATAACTTACTTTATTCTATCTCTGTATACCCAGTTGAAAATCCACTGCAAATTAATAAATGGCTTATTTTCTTCTGATTCTTTTAATATAGGTCTAAAATCCTCATATATTTCTTCTTTTATTTTATTTTCATCTACTGTTGATATATCTTTATAATAACGAGCTTCTTTAGAATTATATATACCTTTCAATTTTAAAAAATTATCAAAATAATAATCTAGTCCATCCTCATGCATATATGCATATTCATAGTTATCGTCATTTACACTGTGTCCATATGATAGATATACATTTTTTGTAGTATTTTGTATAGTTTTATCTCCGTCAACTTCATAACTAAACCCTTCACGATCAGCTCTTGCCCATATATTTTCTACCAACATCATTATTTCTAAATCCCTAGTATTACTACTTGGTGAATGTTTCGCATAATACACTGAACTACCTTTTAAATTTATATCCCCTATAAAATAAATTGTCGCTAGCGCCAATATCACTAGCATAATTTTTTTTATCATTTTGCTCATTTCCTTTCTTAAAACCATTTTTTAAACCAATTTTTTGCTTTATTATATTTATCTGATATCCAATTACTTGCTGGCTTAATAACTTTGTTATAAATAGACTCTACAAAGGGTTTGACTACTTTACGTTGTTATTTCTGTAACAACTAATTTTATCATACAAAAGCTCCTTTAGCAGATTTTAATTAATTTATAATCTTATCAATTTATATATTCCAATTCTTTACATTATATCAGATATCACTACTCTCTCATAGTGAAAAAAGGAAGACGATGACACAAAAGTCCTAAATTTTAAAAAAACGCATATTATAACTTATAGAAGCAGTTGTTTATTGATATCTAAATTCGCTTTATAAAAGCTTTTTAGATATCTAATAAACTGCGAGTGTGACTCGACAAAATCAATTTCTTCGAAATCACGATTTTTGAGTCACTCCTTATTCATTTTCCTCATTAAATCACTCTAATATTAAGTTTTTTCTAAAATTAACATAAAAATAAGACCCAAAGCATTTCTACTCTGAGCCTTTTATTTACCTACAGTAAATCTAACTTACTACCTTTTATGGCAGCTTTTTCCATATTTTTCAATAAAACTATTCCTAATATTAAAAATACAAAAGCTAACACTAACTCTCCTCTAATTAGATATAT